CTTTATAAACTTATGTTTGAACAACCTTGTAAAAAATAAACTATGGGAGAAACAATAGCACTAATAATAATTTCTACATTAATTTTCCTTGTATTGTATTTTTTTACAGCAAAAATAATATTAGAAATTGCAAATGATTTTAAATATGGTAGTAGAAAAAGAAAAATATTAGTAATAATAGCTTTAATACCTATAATAAACACTGCTCTTATTGTTATTTACGGAGTTATTTTATTATTTATAATAGCAGGAATGTTTTTTGAAAATTTTATTAAAGAAGTAAAAGAAGAACTTAAAGATGAATAAATTAATGGGTGGTCAAGTTATAATTGGTGAATCTAATAAGGACTTGAGAGAATATGTAGAAAATCCTTCTCATTATAATAGTGGTAAAATAGAAGTTATTGACTTCATAGAAGACCAAAAATTAGGATTTTGTCTAGGAAATGTAATAAAATATGTTTCTAGAGCTGGTAAAAAAGATTCTTCTAAAACAATAGAAGACTTAGAAAAAGCTAAATGGTATTTAGAAAGAGAAATTAAAAATTTAAAAAATGGGTAATTACACACAATTTGACCTTGTCATTGAAGGTTTAGAAAAATTTTCTAAAGATGAATTAAAACAGGTTAGAAGTAATTTTGAAAGAATTGCAGAGCAAATTTCTGATGAATTAGCTATAGAACCTAGTTTTATCATAGAAGAGAATTTTCTATACTTTAGTGGTAGATGGTATGAAAGAGAAGCAGATTTATCTGAATTTTCAAAATTATATCCTGATTTGAAAATTGTATTAAATGAGGTTTTAAGTGATTGGGATGCTAATATTTATAATGCCTTTTATAAAGTATATTGTAAAAATGGTGAGATTGAGATTGTACAGGGTAAAGTAGAATTTCCTAAAACTAAACTTTGGTAATGGCAACTGAGAAGAATAATTTTGAAATGTATTTTGAATGGTGGCTTGATGATTTAAAAGAAGAGGGATTTATAACAGAATATGTCAGAGAGCCACAAACATTCATTTTAAAACCTGAAGTAGAAGTATCTTATCCAAAAGGTAAGAAAATTCTAAAAATTGCAAAACAGGCTATTTTAAACCCTATAACTTATACACCTGACTATAAGGTAGCTTTTACTAAAAAAGGGGTAAATATCTTATTTCTTGTCATTTCTGAGATGGGTTCTTTAAGTGAGAAGTATAATAGAAATTTACATTTTTTATTTGTAGAGAATTTAAGGTCTCTGAAAGATAATATGTATGTTTTATATTTTGATGTAAAAGCTCCAGCTAAAGCTATTAGATTTTCAAGTGGGCTAAGTTCTGCAAGAGAATTTCCTATCAAACAGAGGTTAATGTATGATTTAAAAGGTATCTTTGTAAATAAAGTAGTTCCTGTTGGAAGTTCAACTAGCTTATTTGAAAAAACTTTTTACCCTAAAAGATATTTTCAGACTGATAAAGCTAGAGGTTCAAGAAAAGATATGGAAAATAAAAACACAATAAAAGATTTTTTAAAATTATGGAATCAGTAGAAGTAAATATAGCTGTTACAGGCTATGGAACAGTTAAAATAGGAACTAGAATTATGCCTTTTGTGTATAACCCTGTTACTAAAGATATAGATTTTATGGAAATTCCTGAAGATTTAGTTGAAGAACTAGAATTAGATGAAGTAATTGTAAGACAATATTTAGAAGAATATGGAGACAAACAAGATTAGTGCTAAAATAGTAGCACACAGTATTAGAGAAGGTTCAGGAGAAGAATTAATTTCTTATGAATTGGTGTACCCTAGAATTATTTTGGCTGAAGTTAATACACATAAAATGCTTTCAAAAAATACTTCTAGTAGTAGGGCTATACCTTTTGAGAAAATGGTTGAAATAATAGAAAAAGACCCTTTTATACCTATTGCTTGGCAAAAACATCATAAAGGTATGCAAGGTGTAGAGTATTTTGAAAGTCCATTAGAACAAGTTATAAGAGATACTCTATGGTTAAATGGTAGAGATGTTGCTGTAAAAAGTGCAAAAGATTTGTATGAAATAGGTGTTACTAAGCAGCTTTGCAACAGAATTTTAGAACCTTATATGTGGGTAAAACAGCTAATTACAGGTACTAAAGAGGGCTTTGAAAATTTATTTGACCTTAGATGCCCTAAATATGAAATTCAAGGAATTTCAGAGGTATATAAGTCTAAAAAAGAGGCTATAGAAAATCATGATTATTTAGATGGAGAAGATTATATGTGGTGGTTAAAACATAATACAGGACAAGCTGAAATTCATTTTATGGATTTAGCAGAAAAAATGTATGATGCACTTAGAGAATCTACTCCTGTAAATAAATCTGATGATGATTGGCATATACCTTTCTTTAATAATTATTCTGAAAATGAAGATGTAGAATTGCTAATTAAAGAATCTGTATGTAAAACTGCTAGAATCAGTTATACTAAATTTGGAGATGAGGATAATAAAATGTCAGAGGAAAAAATAAAATCTATGTATGAGGGTTTAGCAAAGAAAAAACATTACTCTTGTTTTGAACATATAGGCAAGGTAATGAAAGGTATGGAATATCCAACTCATGTAAGAGGAGATTTATCTAAAATAACTCCTGAAACTGAAAGAAAAATAGTAGGTTGGAATAAAAACTTTAAAGGATTTATTCAACTTAGACACTATTTAGAAAATAACTAACAATAAAAATTTAAATATTATGACACTTAGAGACTTAGCAAGAAGATTTCAAGAATGTTTTGAATCTTTAGACAAAAATTCAGTAGAAGAAGAAGATTCAATATTATCTATGATTACTTCAACTAAAGATGGACAAGAGTGCTCCCAATTAACCTTATATGGGAGTACAAAAAATATAGCTAAAGCTATATGTTTAAACATGGAAGAAGATGAAGATTTTGCAAAAATTATCCTTATAGCTGCTGAAGCTTTTCAAACTATGAATAAAATAAGAAGTATAGCTAATGATGAAGGAAATAAAAAAGATTTTGCAACTTTGTTAAATAACTTAAAATTGCAAAATTAGTTGTTGTATTAATTGGTAAACCCCCTGGTACTTTGTACTAGGGGGTTTTTTATTTTTTAGAACTTCATACTAAAATTAGTCTAAATTATTTAATTTATCAGGATTATCTAACAGTTTAATATAATCTGCATAAGACATTCCTTTTGGTTTATTAGGTAATTCTTCTCTAACTGCTTTTTTAACTGCTTCATCTCTTTCTTTACCTTCAAGACCTTGTTCTTCAAATTCAGCATTATATTTTTCCTTGAGTTCATCTCTTCTAGCTTTAAGTTCTTTTTTAGCACTGTGATTACCTCCTGTAGCCCAATCTCTACCTAAATCATCAGTCCATTCACCAGGAGTATAATCTCTCTTATCTTCAAACATACCTGTTTCTTTAGTTAAAGCTCTAGGTATAGGAGTAATATTTAATAAATTCTGAGTTACTTCTCCATTCTGTGTAGCAATAGCTTTTACAACATTATAACTATCATTTAAATATTGTAAGAAAGAAATTCTAGTAGCATCTTCATATAAATTTTTAGGATTGTAATATGCAGTAGAAGAATTTATAAGTTTAGTTAATTGATTATCTGCATATCTAGCTCTCATTTTAGCTTCTTCATCTTCATCATCCCATAGTAGAGCTGTAGCTAGAGCTTTCATTGCCAGTATATTTAACATGATAGCAAATTCTTTTGCAACAGCAGATAAATTTCTAGCTTCTTCTTCAGTAATATTTATTCTATCTGCATTAACCTGACTATTTAATCTGTATTTAGGATTAACACTAAATAAATCTAAAGGATAATTCAGAGTAGATAAAACAACACTTCTAGTAAAATCTATAAATGATAGTACATTATTAGCTTCCTGCTGTGTAGATTGTTTATTATAAATTCTACTTAAAGCTTTAATAGCCACTAAACCACCTAAAAATCCTGCTCCTAATGCTACAGATGGAGCTAGACCCCATGCAAATCCTATAGTTCCTAAAATAGCAGCACTAGAAGCTCCTGTATTATCAAATAGATACCAATATCTACCTCTAGCCTGTTGCTTACCTGTAGTTACACTAAAATTCTTACCTAGACCAAATCTTTGCATAAAATGTTCAGGTAACCATCTTTTAAATAAAAATGCTAATTTACCTAGAATATGATTTGTAATCATGATAGTATCTGTAGCTTCATAGTTACCTTGAGACCTAGAAATAGCATTTTTAGTTTTATTTCTAGCTAAAAAATATTCATTATTTTTTAAGTTATTTCTATCTACTGAGAAATTTTCCCAATTCAGAATATTCTCATCAGTTCTAAATTCATCTTTTAGAACTAATCTACCATCTTTAATATCATAAGCTGTAAATTTATTACCATCAAAGAATTGATGTTCTACACCATTTTTATCTTTAATTTTAGTGTCTTGAAGAATAGCTAATAATATTTCAGATTGGTTTTTAAATTCAGGGTGGTCTACTGCAAGTGCATACCAATTCACCATTTCTTCAGTAGTAATTTTAGAACTTCCTAAATTTTTATCAATTTCATTCTTTTTATCCTGAATAATATCCATACTCTGAATTAAGAGCCTTAGTTTCTTAAACTCAGCCAATCTACCTTTTTGTTCATTAGTAAATCTCTCAGGTATAAATTTAGTAAAGTTAATACCCCATAAGAAGTTTGAAGATTTAGCTATATTTCCAGGTGTCCAGTAATTACCAGTCTCATCCATAATCATATTAGTATGCTTACCTTCAGCTCTGTTTATAGCACCACCAGCAGGGTTTAAAGCTAAAGATTTAGAAATGATAATTTTCATAAAGCCTTGTGCTACACCTGCAGCATTCATAGCTATACCCATATCCTTTATTTTAGCATCAACTATTTTATTAAACTCTTCTTCATACTCTTGTTCAGTAATATCTACAGTAGTATTATTTTCAGTTTTATAGAAATGCTTATTACCTGCTACCATTTCAACTTCAATTTCTACACCTCCATGAGAGAATTTTCCAGGATTTTTAAATGAACCAGTCTCTTTGGCTTTAATAAGTAAATCCATAATCTCTTTCTCACTATCAGAATATTTTTTAGCAAATTCTTTATCAATTATACTATTAAATATACCTCCACCTGGAAGTTTATTAAGAAGTTTAGCAGCTTTACCTACAGGGTCTACTTTAGTATCTAATAAAGTATTTTTACCTGATTCAGTTACAGGCTTATTCATAATAACTCTTTCAATATAATTAGACATTTTATCAATAGATTTTTGTCTAACCTTACCTTTATCATCTAGATTTCTCTTGTGACTTTCTAGAATAGATTGAGCTAAAGGTAATACCTGTTGTCTAGCTGCATGCATAGCTGACATATTCAAAAGAGCAATAGTAGTTTTATTTATATCTTTTGAATATCCTGATATAATTTTTTCTCTAGCTACAGAGGTGGCTAGTTCTTTTTTTGAAGAAGTTTTAGAAGGATTTATTCCTAAATCATGAGCCATTTTATATAACTCATTATCACTTACTGTTTGTAGAGCCATAGAAAGCTCTTTAATTTCTTTTCTAGATGAATCTGCATAGTTTCTTCTGATATTATTACCATCATGATTTTTAGCATCTTCATAGAACCAATCTCTAAAACTATCTTTTACATACCCAAAACTCATAAGTAGCTTATCTATACCTTTAGCTTGACCTATAAGCTCCATAAAACCTTCTTCTATTTTAGCAAAAGACATTTCTGATACATAATCTCCTCCATAAATAGGGTTAATTTGTTGATTATATGCAGATGATATAGCTTCCCAATATTGGAACTTATCATCATCTTTCATCATATCTTTAAATTCTTCACTGATATATCCACTAGAAACTGTCTCATACATTTTAGTTTGAGGATTCCAAGCTACTTTCTCAGCTCTAGGTATAAAACTTAAATTTTCTAAAGATATATCATGGAGTACATTTGTTATATTTCCAGTTGTAGGGTCTGCATAGGCTGTACCATAATGAGCATCAGGAGAAAAATAATTTTTAGTAAATTGGAATGGATTAGCTTTTACTACTTCAGGAGTATCTTTACCAAATTCATTTCTAATTGCCTCAAATTGAGAAATTTTATCTAGAATCTTATTTATCTCACTGTCATAAAGTTTACCTAATTTATCTTTAATTTCAATTTCATATTGAGCCATATCAGCATCACTATGATTAAAAAATAAAGGGTATAAATTACCAAAAGCCTGTTTTATAGCAGGTAATTTAGTAATATCAATAATATCTACATTATCCTTAAGCCAGTTTATTTTTTCTTTATAAATATCAGCTGATGTAGCATCAGGAGTAACTTTTAAAACTTTCTTTTCAATAGCTTTATATCCTGCTGCAAAGCTCCTAAATAAAGGAGTTACAAAGTTTAAGATATTACCTGTTCTAGCTCCATTCTCATCTTTTTCAAAAATAAAATCAGTATCTTTAACTTTTTCTGCAGCTTCAATAATAGCATCCTTATGTTTCTTAACAGCAGCATCATTTTCAACTTTAAAAGTTTCTACTAGATTTTTAAGAGTTTCCATTAAAACAGATTCTTTAGAACCTGAATTAGATACACCTAGAAACTGTTGTTCTAAATAGTTAATATCTCCTTCTGTTTTAAACAAATTACCAATAATTTCTTCCTTTTGCTCATCTGTGTAATTATCATTTTGAACAACATGATTTTGGTAAGAAATATCATCTTCTAAAATAGCCATTGCCATTTTGTCTATATTATCTGTATAATCAGAAATTGCTATAGCCAATTTGTCAGATAAATTTTTTACTCTATCTGCACTAATATTTTTTAAACTTTCTACATCATATTTTTTATTGGTAAATTGACTGACACCTCTTAGTAGCATAGATAAGAAATCTAATCTATCTTTTATGGTAGTATCAATAACACCATCACTAATAGTTTGTCTAATATCATCTAATTCAGAATCTATTGCACTAAAAGCACTTACTGCACTATGAGTAGATACTTCATCAATATTTTTTTGAAGAGTAGTTTTATATTTTTCTGCTCTAGCAAGTTTTTTAGCAACATCAGTTTTATTAGCACCAGGTCTTTTTAATTCCCTTTTCAGTTGATTTATGAGATAATTGGTCTGCTTTAAATTTTCCTTATAATAAGCAACCATATCATCAAAATTATCAGTAATAGGTCTTTGTGCATTAGCTTGTTGAGGAGTTTGTACAGGTGGAGCATAAAATACATCATCATCAAATTCTCTATTTTTATGTTCTAGAAAATCTATCTGAGAATTTATAGAAGATAATTCATTATATAAATTATCCATTTCAGCAAGTTGTTCTTGTGAACCATCCATAAATATTTCCATAGAAGGAACTAAAACATCTCCAAGTACATTAGTACCCTCTAGACCTTTTATTTTTTCTAGAATTTCAGTTTTTCTCTCTTTTAAAGAATCTAATTCATCAGCTAAATTCACTGCACTTTCAGGCTTAGCTTTATTATCTAACTCGATAGATTTTTGAGTAGCCTCATCAAAAGTATTAAATTCTTCTTGTTTCTTTTGTTCTATATTTTCCCTAACCTCATCAGAAAATTTAAAAATGAGTATGTGAGTATCCTGATAATGCTCCACCATAATGTCATAATGCCCTGCATTAAACCTCATCTGTAAATCCTTAGCAATATTAGCTGCTACATTTTTTACATGGAAATTTGGACCATTCTGATTAGCATATTTGAGTTTAGTTTTAATCTCTAATTTTAACTGAGTATTTACTCTATTTTTAGGAGTAACATCTTTTACATCAAAATATTCTTTTTTAATTCCAAAAACTTTATACTCTGCTTGTTTTTTAAATTCAGGACTATAAAAGAATTTACCTTGTGTCATAAACTGATGTAAGGCACTTCTAATAGCTTCTCCTGTTATTTTACATCCTGCCATATTTAATTATTTTTTAACATTCTATACTATTTACTAATGGGTCAAATCCTAGATTATGTACAGCTTCTATAATAGAATCTGCTATAGCTTCTATCCTAGCTGGGTCAGTAGGATTTAAATTACTTCTAGAAAGATTTATATCAGCATTAGCATCTTTTAAAGCTTGACCCTGATATAAAAGAAAAGTATTTATTATAGGTCTCTGAGATAAAATAGTTTTTAAAAAATCTTTTGAATATCCTTTTTCTTCTAGATTAGAAAATACACCATCTATTACTTCCTGTCCTTTAGGTGTAGTACTTTCTGTAAAAGATTTCCAAAAATTTTCTACCTTATCTACAGGATTTAAAATAATTTCTCCATTACTATCTACTCTCATATATGTAGTTTCACCCATAGGTGAGAACATAGGTCCTGAAGTTTTAAAATTAGGAACTTGGTCAGCTCTTAATCCTGATAGAAACATAGTATTATTACTCTCAGGTGTATCTAAAGTTCTACTTTTTAAATAAGATTTTAAGTTTGCCAAAAAATCTTTTTCAGTAAAAACTTGATTTTTATAAATTATAACACAATCACTCATATTTGTATTTTATTAAAAATAAGGGCTGTTTTACCAGCCCTTAAATAATTAACATATTTTATTTAATAAACCTTTTTCTTCTAGCAAAGATAATAATTTTTTAGGTGTATTAGCTTTACCAAAATCTATATTAGATAGGTCTTTTATTAAACCAGCTTGGAATAAAGTAAACCCTACATTCTCTCTAGTTACAACTTTTTTATCTAAAGTAGCTTTAGGAGTATTTGATGTAAGTTTCTTAAATTGATTAGTATCAATGTAGAATAATCTCTTACCAGCATATCTCTCTGAAACTAGATACTGAACAATAGGCTTACCTGTTTCTTTAGTAATTTGTTGTAATCTACTATTAATAAGTTTAATAATACCATCTTCCATACTACCTTCTCTAGTAGCTTCTTTAGTGTTAGTAAGTAATGGAGTATTACCTGCAAAGAAGTTTTCAAGTATTTTATCTATATCTTCACTAGTAATATCATCCTTGAATTGGTCTATAACACTAATATCTGAACCTAAAAGAACTCCATCTTTATTTCTAGCAAAACCATTTAGAGTTTCTATTTGAGCTACACCTTTTCTAATTATAGCATTTTGTTTAGGTGTTAGATTAGGATTAGGTAAAATTACAGATTTAGCTTTACCATTCATATCTGCACCTTTATAATCTGCTATAATTCTAGAACCAGTTTTAACTCTACTAGCTTTTTTATTATCTTCTTTTAGTCTTTCAATTTTCTCATTTATGATAGTGTAAACTGAATCTTTTACTTCACTTGAGAAAGTTCCTTTGTTTAAGAATCTAACTAAATCAGCTATAGCTTTTCTAAATATTTCTAGAAGAGATTTACCATTCTGTTTAGTATTATCTAACTTCTCAGCAAATGTAGGGTCTATAAATACACCAGCTACAAACTCTTCAATTTTACTCATATAATGTTTATGAGCTAAATTATCTTGGTCTATATCTACATGGGCTTTAGCTATTTCATATAATCCAGCTAATTTCTTAATATGTACAGGAGCATCTTCATTAGGTATATACCTTCCATCTTCAGTCTTACCATATTTTTTCAAATCTTCCACTGTTAAAGCATGTAATACTTCCTCCATTATTACAGCATCAGGATTAACATTTAACTCTATAGCAGTATTTAGTTTAATGGTATTAGTAGACCTAGTGTAAGAACCTGGATTTAGACTTGTAGGTTTTTCTACAAATTCTAATTTTAGAGAATTATCAGACATTCTTCCTAGAACTTCAGCTAGAGAATTATATTTACTATCAGAATCAGCAATCTCATTCATTATTTCTTGAACTGACTTACCTTCATATAATTGTCTGAAAGTATTTTTATCTTCTAGTATTTCAGAAGGAGTTTTAGAAATAATACTAGCTTTAAATCCTGTACCATTAAAATCAAATAGAGTATGTGGTAATTTCTTAATATCATCTAACTTTTGATAAACAGGTTTACCATCAACTTCACCAGCTTTTACATAAAGAATATCACCCTCTGAATAATGTTTTCTTTTGAATACATTTCTAGGATTTTTTCCATCATATATGAATTTGTAACTAAAGCCAGTTTCCTTTTCAAATTCTATTATATTCTTATCATCACCTTCATATTTTACATCTCTCATATCTTCTACTTTAACAGGTAGAACATATTGTGAATCAAGTAAAGATAATTGGTCTAAAAATTTATCTAAAATTTCCTTATCTTCTCCATTGTAGTCAAATAAGCTTCTTCCAGCTTGTCTAATATTATCATTAGCTCCAATTAAGTCTAGATATTCAGATGGAATATACTGTCTATAATTTCTAGGGTTACTAGTTAAGAAAGCATAAGTAATCATTTCTTGAGCTAGTTTTCTAGGTGACATAGGATTACCATTATAATCAGGAAGAACTGTCTCATCATCACTTAACATGTGTCTAAAATCTTCTTGTTTAGTTTTAGCAGTAAGTTTACTTGAGAAGTTTTGTCTGTATGACATACTAGATGGTTCATTATAATCAGAAGTAACTCCATTAAATTCTAAATCCATCATAAGTTCAGTAGCAAATAGATTTGGATATTTACCACTATATTTCAAATCTTTAATATAGTTTGCTAAAGCTGTATTCTCAGAAGAATTATAGAATAATCTATTAATTTCATTTTTCACACTACCTGTAAATAATTTACTTTGTGCAGATGTAAGAACAAAATTCTTCATTTGTTCTACTACTTGCCAAACTTTATAGTCAGGTAAGTTAAGTGTATCTTGAATATCATTTATAAACTCATTTGGTGTAATCATATTAGAAACAACACCTCCCACTTTTAATCCATTTAAAACTATATTAGCTTCAGAAGTAAGTGGTTTTGTTTCATTTAATACAACTGAACTACCTTCTTGTTTAGAAGCTTCCATAAATTTACTAATATAAGGATTTGATACATTTAGTAAATCTGTTAAAGTATTTTCTAGTTTATTTACACCAAAACTATCCCTACCTAAATCCTGCTTATTAATAATCTTTCTAATATCATTTAGATTACTAAATTCATTATTTAACTGCATCATGAATCTTAATGCAGATAATTGATTATGCTGTGTCCAAGTACTAACTTCACCATCTTTTAATTCAGAATAAAGTACATCACCTGTTAAATCACTAGTAACTGGTTTATAATCCATAAAATTCCAAGATTCAATCTGAATATAATCATGTGAATCTTCACTCCATATCATAATACCTTCAGCATATTTATTCAGAACTTTTTGTAATGCATCTTCACTCTTAGAAGTTACACCTTCACTTTTTTGAAGTTCTTTTACATAATCTCTAATAATAGGTTGTGACATTAATAATGAAGGTAAATGTACTTCTCTACCATCTTTTAATTTTACCATATCATAACCTAACATTGTAAGTATAATATAAGAAGGCATAGTATGTTTATTTTCATTTCTGTTATACATAATAAGCTCCTTAATATTATCCACTGCTGAGTTTTGGAATTCTGTAAATATATCAGCTACACTTCTAGGTTTATCTATTCCAGGTGCAGGAAGAGCTTTTAGTAATCCAACTTTACCTTGAGATTTTACACCTCCAAAATTTAATTTTTCAAATGCTTTTACTTCTAACCCTCCAATTCTTTGTAATTGGAAATTAAAAGGAATTGCAGATGAATACATAGCTGTACCTAATTTACCTGAAGCACCAGTTTCCATATTTACTCTTTGGTAATCAGAGTCAAATACACTGAAACTTTCTTTTTTAGCTTTTACATTTTCATTTATTCTCTCTTGAATAATTTTAACAGACTCTTTAGCTTTATCTGTAGATAAAACTTGAGAAATCATTCTTTGAATACTAGCATCTGGAGTTTTAAATACAGACCTGTAAGTATCAATCATGATATTTTCACTAATCTGATTTTCAAAATCCTTTTTAAGTTTATAAGCATCTTGACCTGTTATTTCAGATATTGTTTTTATAGCTTCATCAATATTATCATAATTCAATTTTTTGATATTACCTTCAGAATCTACAAAATAGTTACTACCATAAGTAAATCTCTTGTCAATATCATAGTCCTCTCCTAACTGCTGTGTATGTTCTTTAGGAACTACAATCATATCCCCTGAAGCTTCAGGTAAGAATCCTACAACTTTTAACATTACACCTGATTGGTGAGATGATACAGGAATCCTAAGTGAGAATCTAGATAATAAATCAGGGTCAATTTTAGAAGTGTCTATAACTTTCACACCATCTACTTCCTTCAAATAAGGTGGTTTTGAGAAGTCAATAAGTTCAGTGACTAGTTTACCATCCTTAATTGTAGAAACTCTAAATTTGGACTGTAATAGAACCTCAGATTCTATAATTTCTCCATTCTCATTTCTAGTAGACCTTAACTCTCCTCTTCTAGAATTATCTAACCAAATAATACCATTTTTAGTATTATCATCTAATTTATCATAGTTAGTTTTTTCAAAACCTTCTGAAGATGTAGAAATTAATTGATTACCTGGAAGCTCAGCTTTCATTACTTGTTTAGAAATCACAGAATAGATTAGTGGTTCTAATTTAGTAAAATTCTCAGCAGCCCATAGTGGAGTTTTAAAGTCAAAATTGCCATCTAAATCTTGTACAAGACTAATTGCCTCACTTAAATTTTCAGGATAATCTCTAATACTTAATTCCTCTTTAAGCATTTGTTGTAGAGCCTTAATAGTTTTATTTCTATCTGAGAAATTACCATTTTCATCAATACCTAGTCTTTTAGCAAATTTTTGGAATTTAGAATCAAAATATTCTTTTTCAACTGAAAATTTAAGTCTGTCTAAATCTTTACCTGATAATTTACCTTCTTCAACTTTAATAGGTTCATCTTTAAATAAAGTCTCATTGAGTTTTTCAATAGTTCCCTCACCAAATACATTAGGGAATATTTTAGCCTCAATTTGATTTACACCATTACCCATTAAAGCTTTCCACATCTGAGTAGACATAGTAACTTTATCATCAGAATTTTTATCTAGGTATTTCTGAGTTTTATAGTTTGTCTCCTGCTGGATTTTGAAATACTTTCTATCTAGTTGTAGAGAAGATTTAGCTAATTTACTATGTAACTCCTCTGTATCCATATTATAGAAGTCATCCATTTTAAGACCAGTAGTTAAAGCTCCAATCTTATTTGCAGATTGATAAGACATTCTAACATTCTTACCTTGTCTATCTTGCAGAGTTTCAAGAGCAGTTCTTACTTTATCTAGCTTCAAACCTCTAGTAAGCTGTGGTAATAATGGGAATGAAGAAGATTTTACATACATAAATCTATTAACACCCTCTACAGCATTTATACCCTCATTAGCAGGTCCTGCATAAAGAGGTTTCATAGGTTGCATAATAAAAGATATTTCAGAAGAATCTATATCTTCTCCATTAGAAAGTTTCTCATAA